CACTAGGTACAGATAAAGTTTGTAATGATTGGCTTGTCGCAAAAGCTAAAGCAGATACATCCAATACAGGAACATCCCAAAAGAAATCATCTCCTGACTGTATAAACCCTATTATATTCTTATCATCATCAGTTAATATACTTCCTATTCTCCGATATAATGTATATCCTGTTGCATCAGTAAGTAAGTTACTAGCAGTAAGACTAGTATCAAATCCAAAGTCTACTGTCCCATCTGTCTTAGCTATAATAAAGTAATGATACCATGCCTGACTTAAAGTTAGTCCACTAGGGAAACCACCTGCGTCTGTCCCTTCAGCCCAATTAGCATCTCTCTGTTTAGTAAACCCTGCAGTAGTATTCTCTAAGAATAAAGAATTGGCTGCATCCATAGCCCTACCTACAGTTACATCTATATCATTGGCACTATCAGACCCATTAGAAAGTGTTAGTCCTGTAAGGTAATTATCAAATATAGATACTCCTGAAGCTAACTTATCTGAAGTTACAGCTCCATCAGCTATCTGATCAGCTCCTACAGCATCATCTGCTATATGTTCACTATCTACAGCATCATCAGCAAGCTTAGTCCCATCTACAGCATCAGCTCCTATCTTAGCAGTAGTAATAGCTCCGTCAGCTATATTAGTAGTGCCTAACTCTCCCGTAATGTTATTGGCTATATCTACTACCAAATTCCTACTATTGGTATTTAGATTATCCGCACTTACATTATCAGTGCTATTATCAAATGTGTGTCCTTCAGTATTAGCCATATTTTCTCTTAATAAGAGGTAGAGGGGATACAACCCCCTACCCCCTTTAGTTTAATTTCTATTATCTATGATTCAACTAAGATAACCTGTAACACCTTCGGTTTACCTGTAACTGCAGCTTGACCTGCAAACTCAGCTACACTAGCCTTAGATGCTATACTTGCAACAGATGCTATACTAGCTACTGAGGCAATACTACCTACACTAGCCCTACTCTCTCCTGCAGCCTTACTAGCAATACTAGCAACAGCAGCAACACTTCCAGTAGAAGCAATACTTGATCTAGATGCTAGAGATATAGTAGATGCTATACTAGCCACACTAGCAGCAGTCCCTATACTTGCACGACTACCTATACTTGTTCTAGCAGCATAAGAGCCACTAGAAGCATAACTTGCCTGTGAAGCGAATTGAGGCGTACTAGCAGTGGATGCTAAACTAGCAACACTACCTGTAGAAGCAGCACTAGCTAAACTTGCCTTAGATGATACCGCAGCAAGTGTGCCTGCAGTTCCACTAGAAGCAACACTAGCAGTAGATGCAACTGATGATACCGCAGCTACAGAAGCTACAGTCCCTCTAGCGGCAGCACTAGCAAATGATGCCTGTGAAGCACGACCTAAATGTGCACCTAAATACACCCTTGTAGGCGTAAGAGTCTTTTCAGACTCCGTAGTGACATCAGCACCCATAGCATACCACAAGTCATTCTCGTTATTAGCGAATTGAACCTTTAGATTTGGTAATGAATATAAATCAGCCATAATTTTATTTCTCCTTTATTTGTAGACTCAGGGGGCTATTCACCCCCATCATCGTAATTGAACAACAACCTTACGGCTTAACTAAATGTAGACTGACTGTGAATAGCAGTAACCCAGTTGGCATCTAATACCTTAGCAGCGAAGTAACCCTTCCAACCTGCAATACTATACTGATCCATTGGGTCAGTCTTATCTCCACCTGTAACATACTTAAAGGTAGGTTTCATTGCAGAAGTTGATCCTGCTAACTTAGCACAACCAACTGCCTGTTGACCGAATACAAACCCTGTGAATACGTCACCTGAAGCAGCGTAAGTTCCAAATGCACCAGCAGTCTTATCTTGTATGAATGGAACAGTCCAATCTACAACTTTAACTCCTGAGATCATTCCTACTTCACCCTTGAAGATCTGCTCACCCTTCTTCTGATACACATTAACAGCGTTCCACTGAGAATCAGATTGTAAGTCATGAATCTGTTCAGGAGCAAGAGCAGCTACATAATATCCACCTGAGAATGGTGTAGCACGTTTCTTCCTCAACTGAGTTACAGATGATTTAAGGTCAGATACCTTGATCTTAGCATCAGCAGCACTTAGAGCTTTGAACACATCCCATTGAGTCTCTAACTCAGCTTCAGTCTTAGCATCAAAGTTACCAACACCACAGAAGGTATTAAAACCTGAGTCAGTAATAGCAGTAGTGCCATTATAACAGATAGCTTCAAATATCTCATCACGGATAGTTTTATCTACGAATAAAGCAGCAGCCTCACCCATACGTTCAACCTCTAGATTCAACTGATTGATCAAGTCTGTATCACTACGGATATCAGAAATCTTAACCTTCTCAGAATGCTGAGTAAGAGGAATATCAACTGCAGTAAGTGTTCCGTTACTGTAGTTAGTTGTTACTGTACCTTCTGTAAGTGTTTCTACCGTATCTGCAGAAGCTTCTGAACGCTTGAACAGACGTAGAGTAGTTGAACCCTTTTGTGAAGGTAGATCATATTTTGAGCATAGCTCTGCTAACCGCTCGCGTTGAATTGCATGTTTAAGTAATACCTTTGAGTAATACTGTGAATACCTGTCGGCAGTAAGCCCATTGGTAGTTGTTGTGATTGTTACATCAGCCATAATTTTATATCGTTATATCACCTGTTGAGCATCAGTCATACGTGCTTCTCTCAGCATCTGTTTCATCTCGTCCTCTAAGCTTAGCTCAGCATTAGGAGATGATGTAGGATGACTGTTGGCACTTGATGCATCTACAGATGTTAGTTTTTTATATTTATTAAGTTCTTTGGTTAATTCAGCGATTCTCGCATCCTTATCAGTTAATGAAGCTGAAGCTAATTCCCCCTCAGCTATATGAGCTGCTAACGCAAACCCGTCCTCTTGTTGTAGAAATCTAGGGTCACGATCTAGTAATCCTTTGATTCTCTTACCTATCTCAGATGTAGAGTCTTTAATATCCTTGTTGGAAGAGTCATTGATATACTTACCTGCATTCTCCCACCACTTATCTTGATCTACTTCTTGGGCTTGTTTAGAGGAGTTCTGTAAGTTGGATAACTCTTGTAACTCCGCTTGTCTGCGTGTGTCGGCATTTGCTTTAGCCTTCTCTGCATCCTCATACTGACCCTCCTTTTCATAGTGCTCGGATAACTGCATATACTCTTCAGACGAAAGCGGTCTTTTAGCCTCTTCCTGCTCTGCTTTGATGGCATCAAGCTCCTCTCGTATCTTAGTAAGCTCTTGCTTCTCAGCATCAATCTCAGCTCTTGCAGTATCTTTCTCTTCTTGAAACTTCTTCCAATTCCTATCATAGCGGTCATTATTTTTCTGCTCTTTAGTCTTGGAAACAGTTTCTTTAGTCTCCTCGGCTTCCTGAGCATCCTCTTGATTAGGTTCTTCAGTTGTTTCAGACTCTTCTTTAGGTTTCTCTTCATCTTCATTAACTGACAAGTCAACATCATCGCTCTTGTCTTGGTCTGTTGTTTCAGTGTCAGCATCACTGGTGTCACTCAATACAGCATCTTCTACCCCATCCTGGCGGGTTATTAATTCTTCAGGATCATTTATTTCCACAGCACTCATACCATCTGCCTTGCGAGCATCTGCAATCAACTGTGCTTCCTCTGCTTTGAGTTCTTGTTCTAATATATCTTCCATATTTAACTATTATATTGAGACAGTAATTCATCGATCTCATCCAGTTCTGCCTCGTTCCTGTATGTATCGTATTCGTCCCCTTCTTGCGGTAAGGGGTCAGTACCCGATAGAGCAAAGATATGTGCAACCATGTGTCTGCCTCCGAATGCTGTGCCTGTATTATATTCTATGTTTTTAGTCTCTATGACTGCACGTGCATTATTCTCGGCTTCGAGATTGTTCATTATTCTTTGTAAACGCCTTCCAGTACTAGTATCGAAAAACGCCTCTAAATTCTTAGCATCTACCTGTGTCCACTCTAGTGATGGAAGTATCACTGCAGGGGAGAAGGTTAGCTTCTTGAAAATCTTTATTAATCTATATATGTGTTTAATTGATTTATACATTACATCATTGGTTGTTGTGGTATTGCAGGCTCCATCTGTGCCATATCACCTGCCTCCTCTGCCATCTGTTCTTGTGCCATCTCTTCAGGAGGTAACTGTGAAGCGAACATCTGTTCTACCTGTGTCCTTAGCTCCTGTGCAGCTACACTATCCTGTTGTGCAAATGCTAGGAAGTGTTCTTCCATATGTTGCATAATCATCTGTATAGCCTGTGGATTAGTAGGTGCTTCCTGATTCTGATTCATACTCATTATCTTAGTAGCTAAGACATTGATTCTTACAGGGTGATTATCAGTAGCCTTAACTATTGCAGGGTGTCCCTGTAATAACAAAGCACCTATCTCTATAGCTTCATCTTCTGCCTCACTAGCAGCAACCTCATTAGGATCAACATAGAGACTTTGGGAAAGCCCAACCTCATCTGCCTCCATTAGATCCTTAGTCAACTCTCCCTGATTTGTATAAGGGTTACCTGTGAGTATCTGATACCTGTTCAGTGCCTTCTGATACTTACGGTCTTTATCCCAACTATCAGGTGCACCACTAGGAGCAATCTGATAATCCTGTGCCATTACCTCTTCAGGTATTTCTACCATCTGATCGCCTACGAATATCTGTTTGGCTTCAGGAGAGAATTGCTGATACAATGACCAACACTGTTTATAAAGTTTTGTAAGTGATCTACGGAATAATCTACTCTTTAAGTCTACGCCCGTATTCACCATCTGTGATATAGCGTTGACCTCTGTAGCAGTCCTATTACCACCACTCTTACCTGAGATACCTGAGTATTTATTACCCATACCGAAATCAGGGACTTGTGCAGTATCTTCTGCAACTACCTGTGTTCTTTGTATCTCTTCATCCCATGAAATAGCAGGAGCACCTGAATCAACCCTTCTGAGATTATTAGGGAATATCTGTCCTGGCCTCAAACTCAGGTTAGACATATTACCACCAGGTTGCCCATCTACTGTATAGATTGGATTATTATAGTAGGACATAGCATCCAACTTATTATTCCACATCTTAGTAGCCGACATCTCATAGACAGCCAACAACTCAGCTATTCCTCTAGAGTCATAGTATCTTTTTTCTTTTTTCTCATGTAGGAAGTCTACATATGGTAACTGTCCATGTGTGTACGGCAAAGTGAATGACTCTCTGATAGGCATATCAGGGTCTACAGGTGAGAAGTAGCTGACCTTATAAGAGCCATTCTTCTGTCTCTCATAGACATTCCAGATGATAATTTGGTGCTTGTGTCCTCTAGTAATCCCTTCTCGGTCATACATAGAATCTTCCTTCTCAAATTCAGTATCTAAAGTATTTCTTTGAATCCTACTAATAACATCAGGATCTTGATTGAAGCTAGTATTAGATTTATACTCTAACAATGACATCTGCATGACCTCAGTAAGTCTATCAGCAGTTTCTAGTCGCTTCGTATAGTTAGGAACAATAATATAGAG